CCTGCTTGGAATTCCTCCCCTTTTACGTGATCGTAAGGATTGATCTCTCTTCCCCTTGCTTGAGAAAGATCATCATAAGATTTATATTTAACTTTAAAAACCCCATTGGAGCTGTTAAACCCATCACCTGAAAAAGTTTGGGCAAACTGTTCATTAAGCTTTTTGATTCTCATTTCTTTCTCTTATTTAATTCTTCCAGAAGATCTCTGATCTTACTAGCAAGTACATAATCTTCAGTATCTATCGACTCTTTTAATCTTCCTTCTAGGATTAAAGTGTCATCTATTACAAAAGGTTCCTCCTCTATTTCTATTTCCTCTTTCATAATAACACTTTGAGGAACAAACAAAACCTGAAGTTTAGATTCCATAACAGGAACTATAATTTCTTCCTGCTGTGGTTCTTCGTCTTCCTGGGGGAATTGAAATAATTCACTTATTTCCCACTCTCCGTTTACCCAAAGAATTACCCAAGGTCCGTAATTCATTTCAGGTAGATCATTTTCTATAACAAATTCTAAAACTTTATATAGCTCATCTTTCGCAGATTCCAGATCAACTTTATCTTTCTTGATAACCCCTTTTATCTTAACCTGTTCACAACCTATTCTTTTATTTAGGATTTTGTAGAACTTTAAGATCTGGTCCCAGTCAATAGTTGATATTACTCCATCGATTAATTTTTTATCTACTTCTGTTAATTTAGGCATAATAATTATTTCTCCGATATAATCTTTTTTAAATTGTCTATTTCAACCTGTTGTTCTTTAATTGCTTGAATTAACAAAGAGGCAAGGTTACCATAAGCAACCATTAATGTTCCGTCTTCTTTTTTAGTTATAACCTCTGGTAAAACTTTTTCTACTTCCTGTGCAATAACACCAGCTCTTCTTTCTTTTGATTCAGAATCATTTCTAACGAAAGTAACTCCTCTGATTTGTTTTATCTTTTCTATAGCATTTGCTATTTCTTCAATTTCATCTTTAACTGAAATATCGGAATAAGCTGCCACGTCATGACTTGCATAGATTGAAATACCAGAAACGTTACCATCTACCTCTAATGGGTAGGCTGGGTTTGTACCTGCTCCAATTCCTAATCTTTTATTGCTATTATCCCAATAAAGTCCGGGATCTGATCCAAGTTCTGTTGATCCGGTAAAAAATGCAACTTGAGTTGATGTACCGTTTGCTCCACCTACTCCAGATGTTCCGGAAGATCCAGGAGATCCTGATTGTCCAGATGATCCTGAAGATCCAGCAGTTCCAGGAGCTCCATCCTGGCCAGATGTTCCAGCAGTTCCATTCTGTCCAGATGTTCCTGAAGATCCAGAGGACCCGGCAGTTCCAGCAGTTCCAGCAGCTCCATCTTGTCCAGATGTTCCTGAGGATCCAGATGTTCCGGAGGTTCCTGAGGTACCTGAAGATCCAGATGTCCCTGCAGTTCCTGAGGTCCCTGAAGTTCCTGCCGATCCAGATCTTCCTGAAGATCCAGAAGTTCCTGAGGTTCCAGAAGAACCTGCAGTTCCGGAAGTTCCTGATGTTCCCGCCGGTCCTTCAGGTCCAACAGCTCCGTCCAGATTCATAGACCAAACCTGAGAAGATCCGTAACTAGCAGTACCTTCCACATCTTTAACTAAGATATCATAATATCCGTCTCCTGAAATAAGTGATTGTATTACTCCTACAAACCAATTATTTTCATCTACTGCAACAATCACACTTTGAGCTACAGTGTAAGCAAGATCTAATAAAACTGTATTTACATAAACAACAGAGGTGTCTATCACCAGTGAAGATAAATTTAAACTATTTGGTGAACTGTGAGCTGAGTCGTAGATTGAAGCATTGGTTGCGTAAATATCTCCAGTAAGTCCAGAAGATCCTGAGGTTCCTGAAGATCCTGAGGTTCCTGTTGATCCCGATGTTCCGGTACTTCCTGATGACCCGGATGTTCCAGAGGTACTACTAGTACCAGAAGATCCTGATGTTCCTGTTTGCCCAGAAGATCCTGAAGATCCTGTTGATCCAGAAGAACCCGATGTTCCAGATCTACCTGAAGATCCTGCTGACCCGGAAGAACCAGATGTTCCTGTTTGTCCGGAGGTTCCAGAAGTACCCGCTGGTCCAGTCGATCCCCTCGGTCCAACAGATCCAGATTCACCAGAGGTTCCTGCAGTTCCTGAAGTTCCATTTTGACCGGAACTTCCTGATGTCCCAGATAAGCCAGAACTTCCTGAGGATCCAGTAGATCCGGAAGAACCAGAAGATCCTGCTGATCCTGCTGATCCGGAGCTTCCTCCTGATGGGCCAGTTGCACCAGTTGCTCCGGTTGCTCCTGCCCCACCCGTTCCTCCAGTAGCTCCTACATAGCCTGTGAAATTTACCCATCCTTGCGTTCCGTCTATACCTCCTGACATTGTCCCAGTTGAAGGAGTAACTGAGATATCATTTGTTGTTAAAACTACAGGAGCTGAATTATAATAGGATGCATATCCAGTAACTGATTCTATCGTTACCGTGGTGGCATCAGAGAATGCTTTTACTGTTCCATTAGATATTGCAACAATATCAGCAACAATTTTTTGACCAGTTAAATAAGCTGCACCCTGCCAAGTTGTAGTCGTAAGGGGATTTCCGTTGATGGAAATTGCAATAGTGCCTCCTGTTGATCCTGAATTAATCTCGAAAGAAAATGATGAATTAACCTCGTTCTGATAAACGTATCCTTGGAAAGCATTACCAGTAAATCTTACTTGACCCGGAATTGGTGGCTTTGTAATCTCGGTATTTTTATCAACTCTAAATCTTACCCTACCGCCGGTTCCATTTTTGTTATAAATGTCTAAATCACCACCGACATAAGCATTATTAATAACGTTGAAGGAAGATCCAGTAATACCACCATCATTACCATCTAATCCTATCTTAACAGCTCCAGTAGCTGGAAGCTTTATAGAATTAGGTCTTAATACATCGACTAAAAATTTAGCATTTTGAGCTTCAAACCCTGGTAATTCTATGGTTATTCCAAAGGTTGTTTGTAGCAAATCAATCGCATCTTGAATCTGTTGAAAATTCTGATTGATCTTTAGGGATTCATAGCTGGGTCCTAATTGCTGTATGTTTAGGTCTGTTAGTTCTTTCATTTCTGGTGGATACTTTTCTTATATATCCACAAGAAAAAGAACCTATCCAGCTATCTGCTCTTCGATCGATTCGCAAAAATTTTTAAATTCTTTGGGGTAGTAACGAAGAAGTTCTTTTATCTCTCGATTGGAGATCTCAAACTTGGATCTAATTAGGTCTAAAACCTCTTCTTTTGGGGCATACTCTTTTTTCTTTTCCTTCTTATTGGTCGAAGTAAAGAACCATCCTGGAGGTGTTTTGTATTTGGTGTTCAGAGTAAATTTCCAGAAATCTATAACAGAAATCGGATCTATTTTGGTATTATTAAAGGCATTTGCTTGTAACGGCAAGGAGATAGACATGATTCTATTGATCATAAAGAAGTTTTTAGCCTTCTCCTGTTTAGTTACATCCTGCCATTTTTTGTCCGAAAAAAATGCTTTTAAAATATCAAACAATTCCATTACTTAAAACTTTTAAATGGATTAAATGCAGAAGGGGCTTCGTATGAATCCCATCTTGATCTGCCTATTAGATTTTTCTTATCTGTCATTATGGGTTTAATTTCCATTTTGGTTGTTGAAAATGAAAATTCCATATTAGACAAGACAGTTTCCGGTATTACTTGATCAGATAACCAAACCAATTGAGCATTCTCGTGATAATTATTAGCAACCTCTTTTCTATTATCTTTATTGTCAGTGTATCCGATAGATCTTAAAACATATCCAGAAATCCAATCTTTAAATTCCTCATCCTTCCAAATGTCTTCTAATCTAGAAGATCCCCATCCAGATTGCTTGTAATTTTCATAGATAGACTCAGCTTTTGCTTTAGTTAATTTATAAATTTTTCCTGGCGTTTTTTCATAGGCAAAAACACTTGGTACATCATCTCCCTTATCTCCTGTTAAAATCTTCTCAAAGGTGAGTCTTTCTGGATTTGTAAATTCTAAAGCAGCAGAACCACATAGATTTACCATCTTCTCCTTCTCAGAATCTGCCACAAAATCTAAATTAAAAATAGAGGTTTCTCCTTCTTTATCAAGATAATCTGACTTCCAGTTATCTGAACAAAATATTTTATTGTTTTTAGAGTTAGCATTCCAACAGATTGTCCAGGTATCATCGCAAGAAACTAATTGATGGCTATCCTTATCTCCAGAAAAAACAACAACATTGTGTCCTGCTTTCTTTAATTTTTCGTTCCAGAACCATAATAAATCATCCCCCTCTGCTCCCTGAGCAGTCGAATAGATATAACCATTTGTTTCTAGAAATTTACCAAATTCGTCCATAAGATCAAAAAAAGATCCCCAGTCAACTTTCTCGTCCTTAACTCTAGAACTTTTATAATCTGCTCTTTCTACTTTTAAATCCTTTCTCCATGATCTAGAATCCTTACAAAAGATAACATGGCCGTTTGTAGGTAATTGGTTCAAAGCATAGCAAAGATCTGTTATGATTTTTCTCATAAACATTCCCTGCTCTGAAGCTTGAGATAAAACTTCCCCTGGCTGTTTAGACCCATAATCAGAAAAGATTGCAAAGGTCTTATGAAATAAATAATTGCCGTCTATAATTACACTAACCATATTAAAAATCTGAATTTGTTATTCTTATATCATAGTCAAAAAAGTCCAAAAAATCCTGATCGTCTGCGATTAATCTTCTTTCTGCACTATCAGCATCTTTTCTTTCCACTAATCTTTGTCTTAGTATTTCTCTGTCAGGATCAATGAAGATAATAATACATTTTTTCCTATGCTCCGGCTTTATTTTTTTAATTCCCCCCGGGGTCATAATTAAAAGACTAGCTCTTTCAAAATCCTCAATCAGTCTTCCATATTTCCAACCATTAAAGTCATCTATTTCATAAAATCTGTGGATATTATTGTTGAAGAAAGATTCTTCTTTAAAATAATAATCTTTGCCCTCTTTTTCGTTTTCCCTTTTAGGCCGGCTAGTATATGAAACACAATATTTAAATCCTCTTTCCTCGAACTTTTTTCTCATAAAGTCTTTTCCTGACCCTCCTCTGCCTACCAAAATTATTTTACTATCCTTGAATGCCATTACTGTGTCAATTTTTGTATTGAATAAAATAAGGAAAGAAGACTAACCACTGGATCGATGACCTGATTTCTTTGGGATTGATGCTGGGCAACCAGAATTAATACTGCTGGAATTACAGCAGTCTTTTCTGATTTCTTTTCTCTAATCCATTCGATAAATTCCCGACCTAAAGATTCCATTACCTCACCTACCGAATTGGAATATTGTCCAACTATGATTTGGTAGCTTTTGACTGGATCTAATTTTTGGAAAAGTAAATCGTAAATTTCTTCATAATCCCAAGAAGATTCTGATACTTTTTGCTCGCTTATTTCTGTGATTTCTTGTATCTGCCATCTTTGAATACAGTTAAGAGCAGATCTCATATCAGGATAGTATTTCTTTACAAAAGAATGTAAAGCTTTTTCCTCGATAGAAATATTCATCTTATCTAAGATGAGAACAATCCTATCTTCCCACTGTTTCTTTAATTCAGCTTCTTCCTCTTTATTAACTGGATCAAAAAGAAATACCTCGAATCTACTTTTAATAGGATCTGGTACTTTATTGATCCAATTGCATGTAGCTACAAATCTGGTATTCTTAGCAAATTTTTCTATTGTACCCCTAAGAGCTTTGTAGAATTGGTCTGATGCTCCATCAAACTCATCCAGCACCACTACCTTAGTCGCATTCTCCTCGTTCATGATAGAGATCGTGGAACAGAATCCTGTTATTTTTTCCCTAACAGTTTCCACTGAACTCTCGTCAGATACATTTATAAAGAGCCGTGGGGAATTCTCTGAAAGAATTTTTGCTAAAGAGGTTTTACCAGATCCCGGAGATCCTGTAAGTAAAACGTTCTGTTGTAACCCATTTTTAAAAACATCCTTGATTCTCTGCGGAAGAATCATATGTTCTAATTTTTTGGGTCTGAGTTTTTCTGTTAAAAGTGAATTGATCATTTATTCTTATTAAATCTTATTACTAAATTTTCCGGTTCTGTCTTGTCGTTTCTAACCTCGATAAATCTAGGTAGAAAAAGTGATTTGTTACCATTCTTGTCCTCAATCGGAACATTATATTGGATAGCAACAATTTTACCTATTATATCATTAGGGTTCTTAGAGAGTTCAATTAAATCCTGTTCTGTAAATCCTGATCCAACTTTAACCTGATATTCTCCTGAAGAATCCATACAAGTAAATCCTCCGATAAATCCTTCTCTCTTTCCCTCGCCAGGATACCATCCAGTAACTACCAGATCGCAGTCTTGCACCTCTTTAAACTTAATCCAACTTTTAGATCTTTTACATTCATAAAAATGAGTAGGATCTTTCATAATAACTCCTTCTCCACCGTTAGCAACGATTTGCTCGTAGATAGGCATTAGCTCATCTTTGGTTTTTGCTTCCCATTTTTGGGCTATTTTAATATTTTCAAAGGATTTATCCTTGAAGAATTGCTCCAAAAGCTCTCTTCTCTGAGTGTAAACTGTTACCCCTTTGCCATCTTTAATTGTTTTTATTGGTTCAACGTCGAAGATGTTAAATAATAGGTCGTCTCCAATGCTTTCTTTTGGAGATCCCTTCATCATTTGGGTAACCTTTCCGCTCACACTCTTTCTGTCTAAATCCGTTAATTCTCCATCGAAGAAAATCCCATCTATTCCGTGGGAAAGTTCTAAAATCTGATTTGCTATACGGGTAAGAAATTTGGAGTCTAATTCATTAAATGCTCTGGTGTAAAATTTAGGCTTTCTGTCCTCTATTGAGCAGATAACTCTCACCCCGTCATATTTCTCTTCGCAGACAATAGATCCCCATTTATCCAGTACTTTGTGGTCATCTTCCGCTAGCATAAGGCTAGGATCTGGAATTAACTCCTTTCCAACCGCTTTATTGATCATTTTAGCTCCAATCCCTATGTTCATTCGCTTTGTAAGGACTTTAGCTAAGACTTTTTTGAGTTCTATGTGATAACCAGTAGATTCAATCAATCGTTCAGCCTTGCTCCTTAAATGATCGTTAATTGCTGGCGCTGCTTTTAACTCCTCGCATAGGGAGAAGAATTCTTCATATAACTTGGGATTTTCTTTGCATTCCTTGTCCTCATAGTCTAGCTTGTGTAGCTTAGTTGTTACGAAAGGATCAAAACAAATAGAAAGGATGTATTCCAATCTAGGGGATAAGTTTTCCGAGATAATTTGTTGTTTCTTTTTCTGGGATCCCTCCCCAGTTGCTCTTTCGACATCCAAAAGAATTTCTAATTCCTGCTGCATTTGATTTTAGTTTAGACATCAAATATACAGGAAAAACTCGGTTACAAAAAATGTTTCAATTAAACTACCCCTGCTTCCCCACCTGCTGCGGGCTCTGCCGCTGGTTCTGCCGCTGGTTCTGCCGCTGGTTCTGCTGCTGGTTCTCCCCCTGGTGCGGGTTCTGCAGCTGGCTCTGCTCCTCCTGTAGAAGCTCCTGCATCACCAGCTCCTTCTGCTGGTGCAGCAGCCTCTGCATTTTCTTTCTCGTCTCTTTCTTTATAAATATCATTAACCCTTCTATCCTCGTTGGTTAATCCTAAGAATTTATCAATTAAAAAGTCCTGGTTGAAATATGGAACTTCCTCTTCACCTTTCTTTTCTTTGATCTCAGAAAGACCAGCAATAAAATCTATTTTCTTGATCAATTGCTCAATTTCCTTGGATTCACCGAATTGATTATCTGAATTAAACTTAAGACCTAATTGGGATCTAAAGATGGTATCGTTGTTTAATTCTGGATGATCCAAAGTCATTTGAATCCATAAAGGCTTTAAAAGAATCTCTTGATAGATGGATCTTATTCTATTAATAAATTTATTGTATCTAATTTCATCTCTTTCTGCTGATTCCGCCCCGATTTTATAGGTACCTACTGTTCCACCTGATCTTGCAGCAAATCTGTTGAAAGGAATCTTAGAATCTGCCTTAAGCTTATTAAAGAAATAAACAACTGCGTCTATAATATTTAAATTAGGTCCTGCTGAATTAAGGGTTTCTACCTTTGGAGATTCCCCACCTTGAACAGGGAAAAGATAGTTTTTATAGAACTGTAAATTAGGTCTTCCGTTAACACTTAATTCCCCAGAATCTGTATTTAGTTTAATATCTTCCTTATACATGCTCATCAACTCACCTAGAGTTTCTTTCGCTTTTTGAGGAGATCTTGTACCAACTGGAACGGTCATTTTAATTCTAAATGAAGCATTCATTACGTTCCAGATAATTCTGGTATGCTCCATAATCTTTAAAAGATTGTGGGATCTAATTAATCTTTCACAATAACTAGTTCTACTTGTGGTATTGCCTTTAGCATAAGAAATATAAAGAACCTGTGAATCGTACAATTTTCTTTCCTTTACATTGTCACCAAAATACTGATACCAAATTTGGACAGTTTGACCCGCTTGATTTCTTTCAATTGATGGAGTTAAAGAGATAGGATCTAATTCTTTAAATCCCACAATTTGTTTACCATCATCGGAGTAAACTATTTCGAATGATAAAAATCCATCGATAAGAAATTGTCTAAAATATTGCCAAGCAGAAATTCCGTTATTAAATCCGTGAGAAACATAGATCTTTCTAAAATTATCTCTAAGAGATTCTACCATTTCGTCGGATAGATCCATATTAACTAAAGATAGTCCGCAACAAAAATTTCTATCATCATAAACAATAGCTTCGTCTGCAAGAATATCTAGGATCCATTCGATTTCAGCATTAATAGCAAATCTTCTTAAGAACTCTCTTTTGAATGCATATTCCTTATCGAAGTATGCAATGTATTTTCTATTAGAGGTATCCTGTGCTGCTAAGCTATAGATAAAATCTTCATCGGCATCGCCCAATGCTAGTCTTTGTCTCATCATTGCTTCTGAAACACCGATAGCTTGAGAATTTTTCACAACAAGATCTTTATACTCCATTCCGAAAGACCCTATTTTGCTTACGGTTCTAAGTATTCTCCCCATGTTAGGGTTATTCTGCGAAAAATTATCTATAAATCCTGCCATTTTCTAAAGTTTAAACTCGTCTTGTTTTTCTTCACCACCTTCTGCTGGTGTTTCTCCCCCTGCTGCTGCCTCTTCCTCTTTTTTCTTTTCCTCCTCCTCTTTTTTCTTTTCCGCCTTTCTCTTAGCATTTTCGTTTGCTATCTTGTCATCATCAGTCATTCCTAGGTACTTATCTAGAACATATCTTAGCGAGAAATAAGGATTTCCGTCTCCATCCATAAGACCAGAGATTTTACTTACCTGATCCTTTCTAGCATTAAGAATTTCCATATATCTAATTTCAGCAAAAGAGTTATCCTTCACATAATCCAATCCA